TCGGGCAATCTGTGATCTCCCGGCACGCATCACAGATTGCCTTGCCGCTGATGGCACAGAGGTACGGGGTCCAGTGGTTCACGGAAGGAGCGCACCCGTCAGGGATCCTGAGCTCTGACGCGGTGGACGTATGGGCACTGACGGACGACCAGGTCAAGCAGATCAAGAACCGGTTCATGGCCGGGTTGCGGGGAAGCCGCGAACCGGCGCTGGTAGGTAAGCAGTGGTCTTTCAAGGCGCTGCAGGTTGTGCCGGAGGAGAGTCAGTTCTTGGAAACTCTCGGCGCGAGCGAGGCCCAGTGCTGCCGGATGTTCGGCCCTGGCGTGGCCGAGGTCCTTGGGTATCAATCAGGTGGCTCGCTGACCTACGCGAACGTTGAGTCTCGGATGACACATCTGCTTGTCTTGTCGCTGGGTAAGTGGATCCGCCGGTTGGAGCGCATGTTCTCATGGATGCTGCCGGTCGGTCAGTACGTGATCCTTGACCGGGATGCGTTGCTTGAGTCGACGACGCTTGCCAGGTTCCAAGCGCATGCGTCGGCGCTGCAGAACAGGTGGAAGGTTGTCAATGAGGTCCGTGCGATCGAGGGGCTTCCACCGGTGACGTGGGGAGACGAGCCAAACAGCGGCGGAGTACAGAGCGACCCGACGACGAACCCAGCCGGAAACGAAGCACCCGGAGGTACGAAGTGAATACAGACAGTGCTGTTGTCCCGGCTGTGGAGATGCCGGAGCTTGTCGTGGTCCGGTCGCTACCGACCCGAGCAGGAACCGATGGTGAGACGGCAGACGGAACGCTCGGCCGGATGGTGGTGAGATTCTCACGGTTCGACAACTGGTATGAGATCAATTCCTGGTGGGAGGGAAGGTTCCTGGAACGGACCTCTAGGGGTGCGTTCCGCAAGACCATGAAGGAGCGGGGACCGAAGGGAACCGGGCAGATCGTCTCACTGTTCGACCACGGATACGACTTCTATGTCGGAGACAAGCCGCTCGGTCGGGTTGACGTGCTCCGCGAAGACAGCGACTATGCGGTGCTCGAAGCGGACCTGTTTGACACGACCTACAACCGGGACTTGGCACCGGGCCTCCGCGAGGGTGTATATGGATCATCATTCATGTTCAACGTAGTAAAGGACGAATGGAACCACGACCCGGGCGCATCCGACAGCAACCCGGATGGGTTGCCCGAGCGGACGATCCGGGAGGTCCGGTTGTTCGAGGCGGGTCCGGTGACGTGGCCGGCCAACCCGGAGGCCACGAGTGAGCTCAACAGTTGCCGGTCGGACACTGATCGGTTGTATGAGCGGATGGCGCACCGGGATCCGGCTTCCATTGACGCGCTCCGGAAGCGCATTATGGATCTACGCACCAGCACTGCGGGGCCGGCCGGCAAGGCCACCGGCGAGCAGGAGCGGGCCGCGTCGGGCAAGCCGAACGAGCCGGCCGGAGGCCGCTCGGAGGTAGCGGGACGCGCGGCGCGTGCCCGCAGGATCCGAGAGGCAAGCCTTGCATCTCGGTAGGCCAGGGAGTGACCAGTGACGATCGCCGAACTACGGGCCGCGCTCCGGGATGCGCGGGACCGGGCCGAAGCGGCCAGGGCCAGGAACGAAGAGATCGTTGCCAGCCTCCGCAAGCTTGATGCGGAAGCCGGGGATGAACTCACTGAAGAGCAGCGAAACCAATGGGACAAACTAGACGCAGACCAGCGTAGTGCGCAGACCGAACGCGACGAGGCAGACAAGGCCGAGGCCGAAGCGCGAAGCGCACTGGAGACCGCGGAGGTCGAGCAGGACTCGGCCGAGCGATCCCAACGAGTGAAGGACTCCCGTAAGAAGTGGCGATCGCTGCATCTCGGGAATCCGTCTGGGTCGGATCGTTTCACGCGGGCTCGTGAGCTTGTTCAGCGCGGAGTGCATCAGGGCTGGGACGGCAGTAACGTCGTCGGCGAATTGCTGCGCATGAACGATGGCCGGGTCGACCTGCTCCGGAGCGAAGACGAGAAGCACATCGAGAGGGTGCTTAGGCGACACCTGACCAGGCAGAGCGACTCTCCGGAATGGAACCAGGCAGCTACCCGCGCATGGGGGCATCAGCTTCTGATGCGGAGCCTGCCCGAGTACACGTCTGCCTTCAACAAGATCGTCAGGTCTGGTCCGATGGCCGCAGTGACGCTCAACGCTGAAGAGCGTGCGGCAATCGCGGTCGGTACCTCTACCTCTGGTGGGTTCCTGGTCCCTCTGTACCTGGACCCGACGATCATGCTGTCGAGCGATGGATCGGCGAACGTGGTCCGCCAGATCGCTCGGGTAGTGACGCTGGACCCGGGGCAGGGCAACACTTGGAAGGGCATCGTCTCCGCTGGCATGACGGCATCGACGGATGCCGAGTACGCGGAAATCTCCGATGACAGCCCGTCATTCTCGGAGCCGGAGGTTCCGCTCTTCACGAACCGAACATTCGCGAAGGCCACCTACCAGGCGGTTGAGGACATCCCGGATCTTGCCGGTGAGCTCTTGATGCTGTTCGCGGACTCGCGGGACGTCCTCGAGGGCGACAAGCATTGCAACGGCGCCGGAACAACCGAGGCAACCGGGATCGTGACCGCGCTTGATGCGAACACGAACGTCGAGGTTACGTCGACCACCGCGGCAACGATCGGTGTCGTCGACATCAACGGCCTGCTCAGGGCGGTCCCTCAACGCTTCCGACGTAACGCGCAATGGCTGATGAACGACGTATGGGCTGACGGAATTCAGCAGCTTGGGACGGCGGTTGGCTCGTCGTACACCGGGACCCTGGCCGAGGCCTTGGCCCCGACGCTCAAGGGCAAGCCATGGCACACCAGCGACGACATGCCTGCGGACGTGACGACCACGGTCCGGGACAATGAGGTCGTTGTCGGCGACTGGTCGAAGTTCGTGATCGTCGACCGGCCGGCCGGTATGGCGGTTGAGTTCATTCAGAACTTGACCTCGCAGACCACCGGCGGGATGCCGACCGGTGAACGGGGTTGGGTGTGCTGGTGGCGTAACGGCTCGGATTCGGTGCTTGACGTGGCGTTCCGGATGCTGCAGGACAAGACCTCTGCGTAAGGATCAAGGCGTACGCTGGCAATCGGGCCGGTCGGGTTCCCACGGGGCCGACCGGCCCATCTCGTTTCATGGGGTTAGGGAGAGGTCATGAGCGACAAGAAGTACTACCGGGTCTCCTATCCGGGACAGCACGCTGTGTACTTCGAGGCAACTGGACAGATGGAAGTTCCGAACCCGGTGGTCTCGTACCCGGAGGATCACTACATGGTGCGAGAAGCGGCGTGGCTGTTCGATCAGATCGGTCTTGCCGTTGACTCACCTAAGATCGATTCGGTCCGGATCGAGGACGCATCGGCCCGTCCGGGAACCCGGCGTGGTGGGAGGACCAAGTGAACGATCAGACCAGCGGGGGAGTCGCGCTCGCCATAATCGACGGCGGCACCTGGTCATCGGTGTTCGGCCGATCTCTAACCAATCTGCAGCTTTGGGATATTGGGCACGAGGCCAGGATGATCCGCGAGGGTTGCGGGTATCTGCATGTTGAGGCCGGGGTCGGTGAGGTCGCGCACGGACGCAACAAGCTGATCGAACGGTTCCTGGCTGACACGAAAGCCGACTGGATGCTGACGATCGATGCCGATATGGGGTTCGCTCCGGATCTCCTCGACAATCTCCTGCTTGTTGCCGACGAGGAGCAACGGCCGATGGTCGGCGCGTTGTGCTTCCGCCAGAAGTGGGACCCGAGCGTCCCTGCTGATCTAGGGGCGAGGCGTTGGCGCATCGAACCGACACTCTTCAAGTACGGGAGGGTTGACTCGACCCAGGAGGAAGGCTTCGCGCCGATCCTGGACTACCCCCGGAACGAGCTTATCCAGGTGGACGCCACCGGGGCCGCGTGCCTACTCATCCACCGGGGGCTGCTTGAGCGAATCAAGAAAGAGATCGGACCGGTCTGGTTCGAGCCGTTGAAGCACCCGTCGGCCGCGCCGGAAGGCAAACCACGCTGGTTCAGCGAGGACCTCTCGTTCTGCGCCAGGGTTGCGGCGGTCGGTGATCAGATCCACGTAGACACCGGTGTGCAGACCACCCATCACCGCGATGGGTTGTTTCTGGACGAGGTGACCTATGACCAGGAACGGAACGCCCGGGAATCCAGAAGCCCCCGGCCGATGTCGGAGCAACCGAGCGAGGACGTCTTCCCTTTGCATCCCGAATCGCGCTGGACCGCCCGCAGACCAGAATGCCCGCATCCTGAGCTGTGGCACTCTCCCGATGCCCAGTCGACCGAGATCGAGGTCACGGAGCTTGTCGCGAGATTCGTCCGGGCACTTCAGCCAAGTCTCGTCGTCGAGACGGGTGCGTGCATCGGGCAGACATCAAACGCGATCGGCCGGGCGTTGGTCGCCAACGGGCATGGTCGGTTGCTGTCGCTGGAACCGGTTAGTCAGCTATGGCAGATCGCGTCAGGTCGATGCTCCGGTCTCCCTGTTGACATCGTGCAGTCTGAGAGCCTGCCGTGTCTGACGGTCCCGGTAGAGCGTAGGGGAGAGATGTCCATCGGGACTGTGGGGTTCGCGTGGCTGGACTCCTTGACTGAGCTTCGGATCCCGGAGTTGGTAGCGTTGCGTGACTTCGGGTGGTTGGCTCCGGGCGCGATCATCGGCGTCCATGACACTGGGCCGCAACACAACCCGCTCGGAGATCAGCTTCGGGCGTTGCCGTGGATCCGGTACTTGGATCTCCTCACTCCGCGGGGAGTCGTCTTCCTGCAAGTAGAAGATGACGATGAGTAGCGTCACTGTTCAGGCTGGCACTGATGCCGCGCTGATATGGGCTATGGATGCCGATCTGGATGCCGGCACCGCGAGCCTGACCATCACGGACTCAGACAGTGCCGTGGTCGTCGGGCCGACCGCGGTCGGGGTAGGTGCCGGAGGATCCGGCCGGTACACCTACGTGTGGTCAACCAGCACGTCTCTCGCGGACGGGATATACACAGCGACCCTGTCCGGGGAGATCGCTGCCGAGGCTGTGACCGAGGCCGTCACGGTATACGTGACCTCGACCCTGGTCTACGAGACCTTGGCCAATGTCAAAGATGAGCTTGACCTGACCGGCACCGAGCATGATCGTAAGCTGCTACGGGCATTGGTCGGTGCGTCCCGTGCCGTCGAGACAGCGTGCGGTGGACGTGTGTTCAGCCGCGACCTGGTAGCGACAGAGCGAATGTACGAGACGTCTCAGCGGGTGTACCGGCGTAGGGCTGGTGGGACTGTCCGGTCGTGGCTGCTCGTCGACGACATCTCAACGAGCGAAGCTCTGACCATCACGGTCGATGGTGTTGAGTTGACGGGCACCGTGTTGACGGCCCCGGACAACGCGATTGCGCGGGGCCACGCGATCGAGGCGATAGCGATCGATGGTGGGTCTTGGGATGCCTACCGGCGGGTCGGCGTGACCACACAGTGGGGATGGCCGGTCAGGTACCCGGATGGTGTCGTGACCGCTACCAGGCTGCAGTCGTTGCGGCTGTTCGATCGGCGGTTGTCGCCGTCCGGGGTCAAGGGTTCCGCGGATTGGGGTATCGCGCAGATCCCTCGCCTTGATCCGGATCTTGTTCCGCTGGTCGCTAACTTCGTCAAGTACTCGGGGGGATGACACGTGCAGATCAGCGACGTGAAGACGGCGATCGCGGTAGGGGTTGCCTCCCGAGTCACGGGGTTGGAGTGCCGGAGTTACCTCCCTGACCTGGTAGTTCCCCCGTGCTTCTGTGTTGCTGGGGTTGTGATCCAGCCGAGGATCACCTTCCGTGGTCGGCAAAAGGCAGTGATCGAGACCTACGTGTTCGTGTCGGATAGCGACCCGATGGCCGGCCAGCAGGCTCTCGACGCGTACCTTGCTGAGTCCGGATCCGGGTCCGTGCTGGCCGCGCTGTACGACATGCGGGCGGTGCCGGGCACGTTGCCGCTTGATGGAGCCGCGCACACCATCGTTGTGTCAGCAATCAACGGATACCGTAAGTACCCGTTCGGTAGCTCTGACCCTTACGGTGCAATGATCGAGATCGAGGTGACGGGATGAGCACAGGCAACACCGAGACGCTGATTGACACGAGGCTATTCGTCCTTGGGTGTGATCTGTCGGGGCAGTCCAACGAGGTCTCCATGGCAGCTGACCGGGAGGTGCTCGACAAGACCTCGTTCCGAAGCGCCGGGTGGAAGGAGGTCCGCGGTGGCCTCCCGAAGGCTGCGATCACCGCATCTGGGATGGTCGAGATGGGAAGCTCCGGGACCGTCGAGTACGACGCATGGGCGAGGCTCGGCGAGGTAGATCCCTGGACCATCGGCCCGGACGAGGCGACAGAGGGCAACCTGGCGTACCTAACGAAGGTCTTCCGCGGAAGCTACAAGACCCTGGGTAAGGTCGGTGCGCTGGACCCCTGGGAGATCGAGTGCATGTCGTCATGGCCGGTGGCACGCGGCATGTTCTTGGTCGGCTCCGGGGCGGCCCTGGCTTCCGATGGTGTCGGGTCGGCGTTTGAGCTCGGCGCACTCGCGGCCGGCCAGCGGCTGTACGCGACCCTTCACGTCCTCAGCGTTGCTGGGGCTGCCCCGACGCTTGACGTCACGATCACTTCAGATTCGGTTGAGGACTTCACCGGATCACCGGAGACTCGGATCACGTTCGCTCAAGAGTCCGTGGTGGGCGGCGAGGCCCTTCGGTCCGCTGCCGGCGTCCACGCTGACACCTGGTATCGAGCAGAGTGGGATCTGTCGGCCGTTGGTGATGAGAGCTTCCTGGCTGTAGTCGCAGCTGGGATCTACTAACAGGAGGACCGCGCGATGGCTACCGGGACAACGATGGTGCTTGAGGCTGCGACCTTGAGTATCGACAGCAACGATCTCACCTCGTGGACTACGGAATGCGAGGTCAGCGTCAAGGTCGACGAGAAGGACAAGACAACCTTCTCTTCTGGTGGTTGGAAGGAGGTCCGTGGTGGTCGCAAGGAAGGTGGCGTGAAGGTCAAGTTCCTCAATGACTTCACGGACAACAGTCTCGATGAGATCATGTGGGATCTGTTCGTGGCTGGCGCCGCTGTCGCCTTTGTCGTCAAGGCTGACGATGCGGCGGTCAGCGCATCC